TCTCTACTGCTGACCAAGATATAGATATTTCACTGGCAAAAGACAAGATACAGTGTATTTCAGTTGTCAACGACAAGATATCTGCAGAATACAAGAAAGTTTTTACTACTGTGGTCGTTCCTGACAAGCCAAAGATCATCGTATAATGTCGCATTTTGGGAAACACAGCAAGAGCATAGAGACGCTTATCGATGTGACCGAAGCCATGCTACATGTCATGGAACAAAAAGGCATAGATCCAGAGAAAGTGTCCAAGAGCACCGAGTTTTCTGTGTTGATACATTTTCTTAAAAGCATCATAGACGGCGAGTTAAATATACCAAACGAGCTCACTGACACACTAAGACAGAAATCGGAAGAATTAGGATTTGATCTTGAGGATATCAAGAAAAGATTGAACTAATGAGAGGACTTAAAGGCTTTCATCCCTCTATAAACACTCTGCAAGTCATCAATAACAGGAGAAAAGATGACTTATCAATCAACTAAAACATACGGACACGACACAGGCCTGGCCTGTGTTTTCAGACAACCCAACGCAGATCACTCACACTGCCATTTGTTACACGGATACTCACTGGCATTCAAATTCACATTTGGTTGCAAGGAACTTGACAACAAGAACTGGGCGGTGGACTTTGGCGGACTCAAACCGTTAAAGGCATGGCTGGAGGATCATTTTGATCACAAACTTGCACTGGACATGAACGACCCACATCTCGAGAAGTTCAAGGAACTGGAGCAGTTGGATCTCGCAGAGATTAGAATGTTTGACGGAGTAGGTGCAGAGAAATTTGCCGAACATGCCTACAGGTTTGCAGATAATCTTATAACTGTTATGACAGACGGTAGATGCTGGATGGAGAGTGTGGAATGTGCAGAACACGGAGCAAACAGTGCCATCTACAAAAGACCAGAATAAATTTTTATTTGAACTAGTAAGGGTAGGCCTCGATGACAGGGCCTACTACATACAGACCTACGACACACCACTGGGCAAGAGATGGATGGAAGCACTGAAAGACAACCTCAGACAAAAGAGGATACTAGAGAAGAACTTCTGCTTCTTGGGATTTGCGGATTCAAAGAGGGATCTAACCCACTTGGTCAAAGAACTGAACAAGTCGGTGGAACAGATAAACTCATTCACATTCGATCCACCTTACGAAAAGATACACCCTTTCGTCAGAGATGACTTCCAATATTCTAGAAATCTTCCTATAGGAAGAAATGATGATGGGAAACACCTAGGTTTGAAACTCAAACACGAATCATGCAATCTATTACATAGGCATTTCGAAGAACTGCAAGGTACTGCATGGGACATATCAAAATACTACAAACAAGCAGATATTGAAACCAAATATGCAATAAGACAGCTGAACAACATCTGCCACGAGATAGAAAGCTGGGTGAACGCAGACAGGAAGAAAGCAATCGATCCGGAATGGATCAGAGCCTCACAGATAACAACCTTCCTGAACGCACCGAGGCATGATCTACACGAAGAAGACTTTGAACTGTTCAAACAGAACAGATATGACAGGGATATGGGAGGGGTCTACCTGCACTGGTCACAGGTGGGCAAGACCTTGTACGAGGTGTTCAGGGACGAACATGCACCCAAAATGACTGACGCACTTTGTTCGGAGATCAATCATCAGAAATACTATTCGGGGGAGTTCGACATAGAGTGGGGGCAGACAATAACAGAACAAAAACACGACTTCAAGAAACAGGAGATGGACGAGTACCGTGCATGGCTGAAAGACAACGGCTATGACTGGGAGGATCCCAAACTGTCACTAGGCTATATAAAAATTGGGCAGGTAGACCTGCAGAGAACGTTCGGAGGCAGTGCTACATTCAAAGAAATATATGAGACCATGACAGATAATTTAAATATAACCAGCATCAAGACAATGTCAAACAGAACCATAGAGTGTGCATATCCATACACACTGGAGAGTGATGATTGGCGACAGATACAAATAGAAGGATTGAAAAAAGGATATGAATCACGTAGTATGTGTTAAGTGGGGAATCAAGTATCCTTCGCAGTATGCGAATGTGCTCAACAGCATGGTCAAGCGACACACCACTGTGCCTCTTCAATTCCATTGTCTCACAGATGATCCCGCAGGATTAGATCCGGAAATAAATGTAATAAAGCTACCAACCGACCCATGGGTGAAATCATGGTGGAGCAAGTTATGGATGTTCGCACCAGAGATGCCACTGAAGGGCAATATATTATTTTTTGATCTAGACGTGGTCATCTTTGACAATATAGATCCGTTATTCAGTCATCCAGGCAAGTTCAACATAATCAGAGACTTCAACAGATGCAGGATAAAGGACTGGAAACTGTCAAACTCCAGCTGTATGCGTTGGGAGGCAGGAACCATGGACTACCTGTGGAACGAATTCAAGGAAAGATCTGCACAGATAATGCAACAGAATCACGGAGACCAGGACTGGATAACCAAGAGGGCTAAGGATGACATCTCATGGTTCCCAGACGAATGGATAAGATCATACAAGTGGGAGATGATAGGATTAAAAGATACGAAACTACTGACTAAAGATGGCAAGAAATGGTTTAGGGAACCAGTTAAAATAAAACCCGACAACAAAGTGGCAGTGTTCCATGGATCACCGAACCCTATGGAATGCGGTGACCAGTGGGTCATTGACAATTGGAAGTGATGACCAGTTACGGAAAAATTAAAGTAAAGAGAAGCAATCCTAGATTGGATGAAGTACCTGAAGACTGTGGTTACATGAAACAGTTCGAGTTCAATGTTGACCTAAACAGCAATGGTGTAATGGCGGAATGCATCGACTGGTGCCAACTGAACTGTGAAGGCAAGTGGGGTTGGTGGTTCGAACCTGCGGGGGAGATAGAAAATCCTACAAACCACTGGGAGGACCAGAACGCATACATGAGTTTTGAAATAAAAAGAGATGCAACGAGATTCTGGATGGCAGTTGGAATACAAAACAGTGGCAACAAATAGGGATAATTACTAGTATGAAACCATTTGAAATAACAGAGGAAGCAAAGAACCAGATAGAAAAATTGCTTGAGAAGAATCCGGACAAGTACGCAGTGAGCCTGGCAGTGTTAGGTGGCGGTTGTGCAGGATTCAAGTACGACTGGGGTTTTGCAGACACAAAAGAAAGTGTAGCGGATGGCGATCACACAGAAGACTGGCACACAGGTAAATTTGTTGTGGATGAGACTTCCATGATGTATGTCATAGGAACAAAGATCGACTTCGTTGAAGAAACATTCGGATCACAGTTTGAAATATCCAATCCCAACTCAACAGCATCCTGTGGATGTGGCGAGAGCTTTGGTGTCTAATGGACACAGCATTTGTTATAGGCAACGGAGAGTCAAGGAACATTTTCCCAATAGATAATCTAAAAGGTAAAGGCGTCATCTACGGTTGCAACGCCATCTACAGGGATCATCCCATGTTGTGTGATCATATTGTGGCTGTGAACCCTCCCATGTACGAGGAACTGGCTCAGTGGCACAACAGTGGTAAGGAGTCTCCGAACATCTACGGTCCAGCAGACATCAGTGAATGGAAATACATCTGCGATGGTGATAGTGAGATAGATGTGCCCGAGGGCTTGAAGATATACAGGATATGGAGTGGTGGCGACATCAAGAAGGGTGGCAAGATAAAGACCAATGATTTCTCCCTGGCGAGGGGATCTGGTTGCAGTGCCGTGTTGATGGCCGCCGAGTCGGGCATCAAAAATGTTGTGATAATGTCATTCGACATAATGGGAGCCCAACAATGGGAAATGGAAACACCCAGTAGGAAACAGAACAACATCTACAAGAATTCAATCAACTATCCAGACAGGACCAGCATGAAGGCATACCTCAAGTACGAGTGGATGTACCAACTGAGACAGATTTTCCGCAAATTCCCCAGCACCAACTTTCATTTCATCAATCGCAAGGAATACATAGAGGGGAATCCTTTCTTGCGTTGGTACTTTGATCAGCCAAATATAAAGTGTGGAATATATGCCGACCTACAGAGATGGATCACCGGTTCTCGTGATGACATCCGATGGAAACAGTTATAAGGTAGTGGTACTACTGGCATCCAGCTGATACACCTTACGCATCTTTACACCAACTTTTTGTGCATACTTTTTAGTATCACAATAGGAACAAACGTGTTTGTAATCGTTTGATGCCCTGTCTGGATCCACATGTGCCTTGGGTCTCAAGAAAGTGACACCGCATGAGTCACACTTGAATACGTATACGGTGTTTTTCCTGTGGAAGGTGTGATAAATCCCTAATTTACTCTTGCGTTCGTACAGTCTCATGGTCCTGAGTGTTTCTATGAACATATCTGTATTTAATAAATATGTACAACACATTATGACAAAACTTAACATAGACACAGGAACACCAGGAAATCCGGCAACAGGTGATACCTTACGTACCGCGATGACGAAAGTCAACACGAACTTCGATGAAGTGTATTCGTTGATCGGCGATGGATCCACAGGATTGATCACGACTTCAGTTACCAATGGAGACTTGAAACTCCAGGCAAACGGGGCTGGTGCCATAGAGATAGACACTTTGTCAATAACAAATTCCACAATCTCGAGTATCACAACCAATGCAGATATCACACTGACAGCAAACGGAACAGGTAATATTGTTTTAGATGCAGTGACGATATCCGATAATATTATCACAGCAAATAGATCCAATGACAACCTACAACTTGATGCAACAGGCACAGGTGCAGTTGAGATGATACCTATTAAGATCCTAATGGCCAATCTACCTACAAGTAACCCAAATGTTGCAGGTCAGTTGTTCCGATCCGGTAACGATCTTAGAGTAAGCACTGGTTAATAGCCACAACACACAATAACGTTTTCCACTAAATATTGCTAATATGACACAAGAAGTAATAGATGTAGGTGTAAATGCGGATGACGGATCAGGTGATTCCTTATATGTGTCCGGTAACAAGATCAACAGCAACTTCAGTGATTTCTTTGATCTGGTACCGGTCAAGGCGGACATCAAGTTCTTCGGCAACAACATCACGTCAAGGCTATCAAACGCAGACATCGACGTACACCCAAGCGGAACAGGTTCGATAGTATTCCCGGGTATCAGATTCAACGACAACAACATAGAAGTCCTAAACACCAACGATGACATCAAAATCAGTGCCAATGGCTCCGGTCGTGTGACCATAGCAGGACTGGCCTTCGGCGGGACAACCATAAGTTCAGACGATTCAACGAGTGTGAACATTAATGAGAATGTGATCGTGGACGGAGATGCCAGTTTTGGTGGTACATTAGCCTTCGGTAGTGCAAAGAATTTCTTAACTGGTTCAACTTTTGGAACACTTATACTGGCCAATGGATCTATAACAGATTCCAGTGGAGCTATAAGTTTTGGAAACGAGAATTTGACAACAACAGGAACCATGGCCGCAGGTGATGATTCCGTAATAGGTAATCTAACTTTGACAGATGGATCAATAACAGACTCATCAGGTGCCATAAGTTTTGGAAACGAGAATTTAACGACTACAGGTACTCTCAGTGGAGGAACAGGTTCAACACTGGGTAACCTGACATTTGCCAATGGCTCAATCACAGACTCGTCAGGAGCGATCAGTTTTGGCAATGAGAATTTAACGACAACAGGAACGATGACCGTTGGCACTCTAACAACGGCGAACGGATCAATAACAGATTCCAGTGGAGCAATAAGTTTTGGAAACGAGAATCTAACAACGACTGGAACATTAACAGCCGGAACTGGATCAACACTGGGTAACCTGACATTTGCCAATGGATCAATAACAGACTCAGGTGGATCCATAAGTTTTGGAAATGAGAACCTTACAACAACAGCAACATCTTTCGCAATAAACAGCACACTGACCGTGGCCAATGGATCAATAACAGATTCCAGTGGTGCGATAAGTTTTGGCAACGAGAACGTTACGACGACAGGAACCATAGCAAGGGCAACAGGTTCCACTATCGGTAACCTGACACTAGCGAATGGATCAATAACTGATTCATCAGGTGCCATAAGTTTTGGCAATGAGAACCTTACAACAACAGCAACATCCATTGCTATCAACAGCACACTGACTGTGGCCAATGGTTCAATAACTGACTCAAGTGGAGCAATCAGCTTTGGCAACGAGAACGTCACAACTACAGGCACGATTGCAAGGGCCACAGGTTCTACCATCGGTAACCTTACACTGGCCAATGGATCGATCACAGACTCATCAGGAGCGATCAGCTTTGGCAATGAGAACCTGACTACATCGGCTTCAAGCATGGCGATCAACAGCACACTGACGGCAGGCAGTGGATCAATAACAGATTCAACAGGTGAATTTACTTTCGTCAATGAGAACTTGACAACCACAGGAACACTGGATGTGTCAGGTTTGTCCACATTTGGTTCAATGACAGTGTCGGGTGCCACGTCATTCGCGGATTCCATAACGGTGGATAATCTTACATTCAACGATAACATAATTTCAACCAGCTCAAACGCTGACCTAAGGCTTAGTCCTGGAGGAACAGGTGTGGTCAATGTGTCAAACCTGACCATAGATTCATCATTGAACTTCAAAGACAACGTGCTTAAGGTAACGACTTCTAACGCGGATCTAGATCTAGAAGGAAGTGGCACAGGATCAGTACAGATTAACGGCATAGACCTGAATTCAGGAACCATTGACAACGTGATAGTGGGAGCCAATGAACCGGCCGCTGGTGCTTTTGATCCTTTGAACTTCACAACACTGGTGATACCGAACAAGATCACTTTCTCTGGCAACACCATGTCCACAAACCGTAGCAACGACGACATAGAATTCGAGGCCAATGGAACTGGTAATGTGATAATCAATGGTATATCTTTCCCGAACTCAGACGGACAGACAGGACAGTTCTTCCAGACCAACGGTAGCGGAGTCTTGGGTTATCTCTCAACTGGCTTTGCAATGAGTGAGACAGACATACAAGACGCTCTGACTGTGATTACATTCCGTAATCAAACAGTGATAGACCATGTAACCGCGGTGGGTGGACACTCGAGATTACAATCGTCGACGGCGGCGCAGGATCAATTTGCAACATCAAAATACGACAGTGCCTTCTATCTAGCAATTAACAGAGATGATGAGAGTGATGAGTTTGAGATAATAAAACATTCTCTTGCACATAATAATTCAGATGCATTTGTCAGTTCCAGCGGACTAGCCAAAACAGGTACAAATAATCATGTAGAAACCACCGCGGATGTGAATAGCTCCAAGGCGAGACTGCTAGGCACAGGGAACTCGGGAGCAAACTCCATGTCCTACTACAGGATTGGATTGGGAGATGATGACTCCACAGGATACTCGGGAGAGGACGAAGCGGCAACGGTGATCAATACAGATATTGACAGTGCATCGGAAGTATTTGACACTTGGGCACACGCAGATTTCAGAGGAGCAAAGTACTACATTTCTGTCAACAACGCATCCAAAACAGAAATCAGTAACTTGGAGGCATCGGTGGTACACGATGGTACAGCGGCATACGTTAGCATTTACAATGTAGTAAACTCAGGTAGCAACGATCTTGTGACTATTACTGCGGCGATCGACGGTGACAATGTAAAATTAAGTGCCGCGGGTCTCGAAACAAACTTGAGATTACATGCGTACAGAATCAGATTGGCCGATGACGAAGCAGACAGGAGTTCAACGAATGTCAACGTGATAGGCGAAGTCACGGTATCCAGTGCTTCAACAACATTAGACACATTCAGCACAAACACTTACCAAGGTTGTCATTATATCATTGTTGCACACAACTCAAGCGAAGGTGCATCATCTATTTGTGAGGCGTCGGTAGTAAGTGACGGAACCACTGCATTCATCACCCAGTATGGTATGGTCAGCACCAAAGGCACAGACCAAATACTGCTAACAGCGGCACATTCTTCAACAACAACCACAGTATCAGCAATTTCATCATCGGGTGGATCCACAACTGTTAATGCCTATAGAGTCAATCTAGCCAGAGGGGAAGGTTCGACCACCGCGGTGGCGACACTGGATTCATTTAGTGCTTCAACATTTAGATCAGCCAACTATTTTATGCAGATAGCAGATGACTCCGATGGAAAATATGAATTACAACAAGTGAATATCACCCATGACGGTACGAATGCCTTTATTAGTGTTTTTGGCTCTGCAGGCACCGATCAGGATCTAATCACAGTTACTGGAGATATCAACGGTGGAAATGTTAGACTGAGAGGTACAATAAATACAACTAATGATCACACAGTTACCGTAGTGAGGAGAATAATAAACGTATAGAATATGGCACAATTAGTATTAAATGTAGGTAGCAACGCAAACGACGGAACGGGAGATACGTTACGGAATGCAATGATCAAGGTGAACACGAACTTCACCGAAATTTATGCATCACCAGGATTCGACCTCACAACCATAGCAGTAACAGGAAACGAAATCAGGGCGACAAGGACGAACGATGACCTGGTGTTCTCACCAGCGGGCTCGGGTGCTGTTAATTTCCCAGCACTCAGGATCAACGGAAACAACATCGAAGGCACAAGAACAAACGAGGACATCAACCTAGTACCATCTGGTACAGGAAATGTAGTTTTTGGAGCCATACAGATAGCAGGAACCTCCCTGAGTTCAACAGACTCAACTGCGATCAACATCAATGAAGGACTTGTAGTAGACGGCACGTTGAATGTGTCAGGAGCAATTACTTTCGCAGGAGCCATTTCGGCAGGAACAGGATCAACTGTGGGAAACATCACACTGGCCAATGGATCAATCACTGATTCATCAGGTGCCATAAGTTTTGGCAATGAAAACCTAACAACTACAGGCACACTAACGGCCGCGACTGGATCGACACTAGGTAACCTGACATTTGCCAATGGATCGATCACAGACTCATCAGGTGCAATCAGCTTTGGCAATGAGAATTTAAGCACAACAGGAACTATTTCAGCTGAAACAGGTTCAACACTGGGTAACCTAACACTGGCAGACGGATCAATAACTGATTCATCAGGTGCAATCAGCTTCGGCGACGAAAACCTAACAACAACAGGTACCTTAGTAGTTGGCAATGTCACACTTTCAAGTGGTTCCATAATAGATTCAAGTGGTGCAATCAGCTTCGGAAACGAGAACTTGACAACAACAGGAACTATTTCAGCTGAAACCGGATCGGTACTAGGTAACCTAACACTTGCAGATGGATCAATCACTGATTCATCAGGTGCCATAAGTTTTGGCGACGAGAACCTAACAACAACAGGTACACTTGTCGTTGGCAATGTCACACTTTCAAGTGGTTCCATAATAGATTCATCAGGTGCAATCAGCTTCGGAAACGAGAATCTAACGTCAACAGGAACAGTCAACAGTGCAACAGGTTCAACGATAGGTAACCTTACACTGGCAAATGGGTCAATCACAGATTCATCGGGTGCAATCAGCTTCGGCAACGAAAACTTGTCTACAACAGGTACCTTAGTAGTTGGCAACGTCACACTTTCAAGTGGTTCCATAATAGATTCAAGTGGTGCAATCAGTTTTGGCAATGAGAATCTAACATCAACGGGAACAATCAACAGTGGTACAGGATCCACAATAGGTAACCTAACACTTGCCAATGGATCAATCACTGATTCCTCAGGAGCCATAAGTTTTGGCAACGAGAATCTAACAACGACAGGTACTGTTACATCTGGTACTTTAACAATGGCGGGTGGATCAATAACAGACTCGTCAGGTGAGATAAGTTTTGGCAATGAAAACCTAACCACAACAGGTACTTTGGACGTCGGTGGATTATCCACACTGGGAGCATTGACAGTGACAGGTGCAATGACTTTCACCAGCGGTGGTGTAACGGTCGACAACCTGAGCTTCAATGACAACATTATCTCTTCAAGTTCCAACGCTGATATACGTCTGACACCAGGCGGTACAGGAGCAGTAATTGTCAACAAACTGACTATCGATGACAACATAAACATAACAGACAACCATATAAAAGCAACAGCTTCAAACTCCGACTTGATTCTATCTCCTTCGGGAACAGGACAAGTTGTGATAGCCAAAGCGGATATAAACAGTGGTGCGATCGATGGCACAGTGATAGGTGGAGCGACCGCGGCGGCTGGAACATTCACAACTCTTACAGTGGTACAGGCATTGACCCTGGAAGGAATAACCATAGATGACAACACGGTCAAGACCAATTCCTCAAACGCCAACCTCGAACTGTCAGGAAACGGCACAGGTGGGGTAACAGTTAGCGGCTTGGCTTTCCCAACATCGGATGGAAGTGCCAACCAGTTCCTAGCAACTAATGGCTCGGGTGGTTTGCAATTTGTAACTGGTAGTGCATCGCTAGATCACTCAGACGTTGCAGATGCCACAATAACAGTGGCCACTTCAGCAACTACTGTGTTGAACACATTCGCTGTTGCAACATACAGGAGTGCAAAATACTTCATATCCATAACGGATGCTACAAACAGCAGATTTGAGATAGTGGAAGCCAATGTCATACACGATGGATCAGATGCTTATGTTTTATCTTTTGGATCAACAACGGATCACACAGGGCCGTTGACCACTTTCAGTGCAGATGTTAATAGTGGAAATGCGAGATTGTTGGTAACCAACACATCAAGCGACAGCTGTGTGTTCAAGTTACAGAGAATAGCGATCGACGTATAGTTTTACGTTCGGTTCTTAGAATATTCCATAAATATCTACACAATAAAAATTTAACGGAGAATTAAGACATGGCCAAACAATCAATCGGCATAGGATCTAGTGCAAACGACGGTACAGGCGATCCATTAAGAACAGCATTTGACAAGATAAACGATAACTTTGACGAGTTGTACGGTGCAACGGCCGAGGCCAATGACCTAATAGAAGACGCATCACCACAACTGGGTGGGGATCTAGACGTCAACGGAAGAAGAATCACATCAGCAAGATCAAACGAGGACATCGTACTATTACCAAACGGCACAGGCGGAGTGATTGCTTCAGCTCTTAGGTTTGCAGGAACAACAATCAGTTCAGATGACTCATCATCAGTTAACATCAACGAAGGGTTGATCGTTGACGGTACTGCAAGTGTTTCAGGAGCAGTATCTATGGCTTCGACATTAGCTGTAACAGGTGTTGCGACTTTCACTGCCACTCCGGTTTTCAGTGCAGATGCAACTTTCTCAGATGATGCCAGTTTCCTATCAGATGGCGCAGTGGTAAATTTTGGTGCCAACTCAGAGATACAACTTACACATGTTCATAACGTAGGATTACTACTTACAGAGACAGGTGGCGGTGCGCCGACACTGACTTTCAGGGATTCAGCACTTTCGATCAGCTCTTCAGCTGATGGCCAACTGGACATCATTGCAGACACAGAAGTTCAGATAGCGGCCACAACTATTGACGTAAACGGAAACCTAGATGTTTCAGGAACAGTAGTTGGTGCATCTACAATTTCGGCAGGAACTGCTTTTGTTCCAGATGCGGCAGATGGTGCGGCACTTGGTACGACTGCTTTAGAATTCAGTGACT